GCCCAAGGTAATGCAGTAGAAGGTAGGTCTGCTACTGTTCCTCCTTGAAAGTTTGTATAGAATCCAAGAATACGAACCTTGACCCTACCAAGTTCCATAGGGTCTTCGTTGTCCTCAACTTCACCAACCCACCAGAAGAAACCGTCTTTACCAACAAAGTTTACTTCTCTTTCGTTAAATATACCATCAATGGTCGATGCCATTTATTTACACACTTTTTTATTATTTATCCCTGTAATAGACTTCCTGTTCTCCAAGGTTTTGTCAATACATTTTTCTTTTTTTCGATATGCATACGAATTAATATCTCTTTTGTAAGAGTCACTTCTTCTGAATAAAATTTAATTGGTTGCTTACCGTGCAAATTGTCTCCACTCATGTTGTTCCGTATTTGTCGATACTATTTTATCATGAAATCCTAACATTTTACAAGTATCTTAAGGATCTCTTTTGATTTCCTTAATAATATTTCGGATATGTTGGTACCTCTCTTTCCAAAGGCATTGTCAATACCTCTACCAATAAGTTTATATCTGCAGAGATAGCATCATGTGTATCTGCCATTCTACGATACCCACTGCCAACATACATTTGACCTATGAATACCGATAAAGTTGCTGTTCCCCAGAACCAATAGTAGAATTTACTTTTGACCTGAGCTCTTAATTTTTCTTTAATTTCCATAATGTTGAAGGATTGGGTGCAGGATCTGTCACTGGTGCTGTGCAAGCATTAATGCCGAAGGAAATGAAACAGATTAGGAGAACCCCAAACGACATTTCCTTTATCGTCAAACCCTTGATCCTTTGAAGTAAGTTTGTCACCATACAAATGTATTTCTGAAACAATACGATTGCCTCGTTCACCGAGGCATCTCGTACTATCTAGTTTACCATGCCACGATTCATCGTGAAACGTAAACATCATATCACATTCTTCATGTCTTGTCAAGTCAAGGCGATAGTTCTCCATGATACCTGTCGTGGAGGACGTTTGTACCCATTTATGTCTTTTATGTCTATATGGATTATGCTCTTGAGATCTATAAAAGTTCCTTGAAACAAAAAAATCCCCCTCTTTTTCCCATATTATCTCACATTGAGAAAAACAATGGGGATTACTTTGTGCTTGCTGTCTGTTGTGCCAATGACCTAAAAGATAGTCATCAATCGTCATAAATTAAACATTCTGGTTCATCAGGATGTAAGTCACAGAAAATTTCTAGTGCATTAGGATCATGATGATCTCCTGCTTCGATTTCTGCCTTATGATGCTCTGCATACTCTTCAAGTTCATGAAGTTCTGCTTTTGCATGTCTGCGTGCTGCAGGTGATGACATTGGATTTTCGATTAGATCTTTGTCGTATTGGATGTGTTGTTCTATTGTTTTCATATTGTACCTCTTTGATACAGAACTATTTATCTTAAAATTGAGTCCTTCATCAATTCTAAGTCTGTTCTCATTTTATCTTGAGTCATTGAATGTGTCAAGTTCTTTATCAGGTAACGCCCACTATACTTACGATCAATACTTGTACTTCTTCCATATCCACCTCCAGACTTAGCGATACTAGGGATTACGATGTCAATACCAGAACCAGGATATAAGTCTAAATTACCAGGTACAGTAATTTTAAGATTAATATGATTGAGTGTTGCTTTCCGTATATACCTATATGCTTGTAGTTCTGCAAGTTGTTCATAAGATGCTTGAGGATTATTCTGAAACTTAGGATCAAACGATTGATTAGGCAAACCACAATATCTAATTCTTTTTGGTTTGTACATATGTCCTCTAACGTTATTATCCATGTTAACCAATGGATTTACAGATTTACCTGCGTTTAAATGTGCCATTCTTGGCCATATATCTTCAAGACTATAATTATACGCTGTACTTGACATATCTTTACTCAATCCCATTTTAGATGATGTAATTGATACAGGATCAAATCCAACACTATAACCAGAATATATCCCATGTCTCAAGTTTGCCATAGTTGTTGCCTCATCAGGAAATACAACTGAGTCAATCAAAAACTGATTATCAATGGGACTTTCTGTATTTTTTATATCATGAACATATTGATACATCTTTGCTTGTCCTGTAATAGGACTTGTTTCGGAGTTTTCCCTTTGTTTTTCTATATCCTCAATCATTTTATCATATGATTTTGCATGAAATCCTAAAGAGTTTTCAAAGAATACAAAACCATTCTGTAAACTACCACCTTTTTGTGACTTACGAATAGTTCTTAATAAGACCCAAGGTATAACGTCAAATGGTCTCCAATTAGGTGCAATGAATGAATGTTCATTTAGTGTTTCCTCAGTAAAAAGTCTTTTTGAAGATCCCAAATAGTTTTTATCCTTCACCAATGTTTCAATAATGTTCTCTGCTTTTGCATTATTATTAAATATAACCTCTGAATTACCAAACACATTGACAGATTCATTCTTCATGAACTCGTCACTATAACATTTAATAAAATATACTTCGTTAGATTGTCCTGCTCTTATCCTATCATATATTCCATATGACCTAAAGTAATATGTCCTATCTATTGGAAAACTTTGTATTTCTAATTTGAATACTTCTGTACCTGTCAATGCACCCATCAAACCTGCTGCATCTTCAAATATAAACTCAGCTTCCATTGTATGCAAGTCTATAGATTCATATATCTCCCAACCTCTACAAAAAGTTACTAGATCAAATGCACCTTCTTTGTTCTCTAATCTTTCACCATCTCTATACATGCTGAGACGATACTGTGCNTCACCAGGTCTGGATATTTGTATGGAACTTTTTCTTATTGTACTTGGCATAATTTAAGCGACCGCAGATTGATTTTGGTTTTGTTGTCTTTGTTTCATTTGTTGTTTTACTTTTGCTGCCATGCTTTGAGCACTTTTCTGCATTTGTAGAACCTTTTGGTTTTCTGATTGTACTAATGCTTGAACTGAACTGTTGTGTGCTTGGACTGATGCTAGTGCTGTTTGGATAGTTGTTTGTATCTTNTCCTGCATAGCATTGGTAGCATGCTGTCTATCCTTTGCTGCTTTTTTATTGTAGTAATCTCTCTCTTTATCCTGAGAGCTAGTATTTTGACCACCACCACCTGCTGTACTTACAGAAGATTGAGTCTTAGGTGCTTTAGATATTAAACTTTCACCATCTTTTTTGCTAGTTGAGAATGCTACACCTCTATTTCTTTCCTGTTGATTATTCTTTCTCTGGGTAGCCTCACTGTCTGTGATACCCATATTTTTCTTAGCATAGAAATCTGTAGCAGATTTACCATCATCTTTAGTATATAAACTATTGCCAATCTTAAAGTTAGTTGAGAAAGAGAATTTATCATCATTATTAAACAGAGGAGTTTTTGTAAACAGGTCACCATCAATTAAATTCATATAGTTAGTTGCCTGTTCTTCGTTTGCACCTTTTTTGTATAAGAAGTTAGTTAGTCCTTCATTATCTTGTGCTAATGCAAAGGCATCTAAACCTTTCTTCTGATCACTAGATTTCATAAAAGCATCACTAATCTTAGTGTTCTCTCCTTTGCTAAGTAAATCCATAAAGAAATTACCACCAAAATCAGATTTTTTTGCACCTTTATCTGCAGCATCTGCTTGATTTAATACCTTCCTAATGTTTAATGCAGCATCACCTACAGATCCATCACCACCTTCTAGTGCATTCTTCATTATAGTCCTTTGACTATTTGCTACTGCCTGTTGTGAACCTACACCTGTAGTTTCTTCAGGTGTTTTAGGAGCAACTCCAACACCAATAGAATCTGGATATCCATACTTAGAAGGTCCTTTCTTTTCTTTCTGACCTGCAAACCACATACCCCATTTATCATATATGATTTGTACAACCTTAAATGTATCAATTTGACCTCTCAAGAAGTCAGCAAGGTTTCTTAACCTAGCACCAAAATCACCTGGTCTATAGTCTGCAATGTTTAATCCNAATCCTTTGGAGTGGAAAGGTCCTCCACCTACAGGTTGTCTTCCACCAGGATCATATCCTTTTTCGTTTGCTTTATTTTCTTTGTTAAATTTATTATTTTTAAAATTAGGATGACCATATACTGTCATTCCTCTACTCAACATTTGTCTACCAAGGATCTTAGCAGCTCTTGGACCTCCGTCTGGATCAGTGACACCCATTCCACCAGAGTAACCAGGATGATTAGCAGCATCTGCGATACGACCTGTACCTGCCTGTGTTCCCATGCCACTTATCATTTCTCCAATACTACCTGCAGTTCCATTGAAGTATGAGTTCATGAAACCACCAATAGCAGCTCCTGTCTTACCACCAATTAGATCTGCTATTGTACCACCAAAGTTTCCTGCAATATCTCTAAATTTAGATGCCCAGTTTCCNTCTCCTTTTAATATGTCACCTATTCCCATAGCAGTATTGATCCAACCACCTGCCTTAGATCCACCTAAGAAATTACCTGCAACACCACCGATACCTTTTATGATATCCCAACCAGTTGCCTTACCATTTTCACCACTACCACCACCTTGGAATATACCCATGATATTACCAATCGAAGCACCAGCTTGCTCATTACCAAACATCCTACCTATCATGGCAGCACCACTGGTCTGACCATCACCCTTAGTCAAGAAGTTTCCGATCTGACCCCATAAACCAGGTTTCTTAGTTGGTGAGTTAGTTTGTCCTCCTACTGGTTTACCATCCCATGCACTTGGCCAACCTTTACCATGTGTACCTGTTCCAAATCCACCGTCTCTACCTGTTCCGTAGTTTGCCTGATTATTTCCACCAAACAAGGAGCTACCGCCACCCCAAGTTCTACCTTTTAATAGATTACCTGCACCTTTAAATAAACCACCTATGAACATCTCAGGAGGCATTGCACCTGACATACCCAAACCTGCAGCTGCTGCTTCATTATAAGCTGTTAAATATGGATTTGCTCTTGTTGCAGCATTATTGATAGGTATTACATATCCACCACCCTTTTTGTCACCTACGACTTTTTCAGTACCATGACCAATGAATGATGTACTTTTACCTCCATCCATTGAAACTGGATAACCAGTATCAGGACCTCTAATCAGACCACCNTGCTGTGGTACAATTCTTCCTATATTTGCCTTACCTATAGGTCCTCCCATTTTTCTTTCTGGGACTTCTTCTCCTCCTTCTTCTCCNCCTTCTTCCTCACCACCTGCACCCATCACCATAGAACCTACGGTGAGTAATCCACCAGTGATTAATGCACCTTTTGTGAATCCAGGTGCTCTNCGTAAGAATTTTGTACCTCCTAGTCCTCCCCCATGTTTAAGTGCTTTTAAACCTCTTCTTGCTCTTAGTGCGTTTCTAAAATTAAACAGTGCATTATTAAAACCTTTGAAGATCATACCGATCTCCTTCATAGTTTTACCTATCCTAAGAGGATTTAACCACTTAAGTCCTACAACTATGGCACCAAACGCTACTATACCCTTGGCAAACGCAAGCACTCTTTGCCAAGTGCTCATATTTTCACCACCCCTCAATGCTTTTGCAAGACTATTGATACCTATGACAAAAGCACTAGCAATAAAGCTACTGATCGCTTTGAATACTCCATATATTACCTTAAATGTGTTTATTATCGTCTGTTGATTTTTCGGATCTGCCAACCATTTCAAGACAGGTACTCCAATTAACATTTTGAAGAGAGCACCAAGCATCTGCAACAAACCTTTTAAGAAATTAGGTGCTTTAAATGCTTCTAATAATTTTCCTACAAATGTAAATTTTTGTTTTTTGACTTCTGTATATTCTGGTTCAAATTCTGTTGCTTTCTTTGCTAGTGCTTTTGCACGTGCTATTTCTATCGCTTCTATCTTAAGAAGACTCCCTGCTATACCATTAATTACTCCACCAAGTTGGTTTATTGCTTCAACTTGTTTTGTTTGTACACCTATAGTTGCCTTTTCTTCTTTCTTTGCATCACTAGCCGCAGCTATCCCTGTTGTAGAGACAAACTTGTAAAGATTAATTTTGGTTGGTGAGACGTTCATACTTAGTATTTATTGCCCTCCAACAGGAACTGCCTTACTAATAGGAGTTAATTTCTCAATAATTACAGGCATGGGAATAAACTCTAACTGAGATTGCATTGCGTATGCTTTTGACATAGAATTTGATTTACTATCTAATTGATTACTACGTGAGTTTGTACCTCTATTAGTAAATATACCTAATGCCTCAGGATTGACACCCAACTCAGGTGCCATACCTCTTAGACCTTCCATGATAGCGTTAGGTCCACCACCACTAATAAGACCTTGCACTACATTAAATAGACCACCGAATCCCGTTTGCTCTGCTATACCTTGAAATAAACTTAATGGAGAGAATCCTCCACCATCTACACCTGTGACTCCAAATGATCCCAATATACCACCTAAACCAGGTATTCCACTTATTAAACCTCCTATCGCAGGGAATTTATTCATAAATCCACCAATACCACCTAAGAAGTCTTGGAAACCTTGAGGTAAGAAACTGGTAAGACTACCTAGAGCACCAGATATACCACCAGTCATAAATCCACCTATTGCTTTACCAAATGGATTATTAGACATGAAATTACCAAAGGCAGAATCAGCACCAAAAGTTTTAGGGAAAAATCCACCTAATGCACCTAGACCACCAGTGATACCTCCCATGATATCACCAGACGCAAATGCAGATACAGCATTCGCTGCTTGCATGAATGGCATAATTGGTGCTAATGCAGGGATAAATGGTGCTGCTACACTTAAGATAGGCATAGCGACTTTCGCTACAGTACTTACAACGCTACTTACAGTATTAACAACACCTTTTACAACATTAGTGACACCTTTAAATATCTTTTTAACAAATCCAAAAAGGTATTCTGGTGGTCTATATCCACCCTCTTCAAATCCAAACTTCCACCAAGGTTTTTTCTTTGCAGAATGACCAGTAGCGTGTCTACTTACTACATCGGTAGATTTAGAACCTATACCAAAACCTCCATCTGGCACTGAATCACCATATCTGTCTTTATCAGACTCTACACCTTTATACTTTGAGTCAGGTATAAAAGGCATTGTCTCATAGAACAATCCTTTATCCTTTACAGTTTCTAGTGGATTATGCTTTTTACCAAATTTTCTTTCGTATGGACTTACATATGGTTTTGAGATACTAAAAGAACCTTCAGGAAATGTATCACCATATCTTTCATTATCAGTTTCTACACCTTTATAATACTTGTTTGGTACAAAATACCCTGAGTCAGAATAAACTACTTGATTTGAATCCCCGCCTTTTAAATCGATTTTCTTTTTAGTAAAATCTATTTTTTTATCAAGACCAGATGTATCCATACCCAAAGCTTTTCTTCTTGCTTTTTTATCGTACAGATCTTTTAGATTATCTACGTCACTACCACTTGAACCAACTCCTTCATCGGTATATCCAATAATCCTACCTCTTTTATTTTTGATAGGTTTACGTTTACCAACAGTCTGTCCTGATGTACTATCACCTGCTTGTTCATCTTCTTTACCTTTTACACCTTTCATTGGTGTTCCTTCGGTCGTTCCTCCATCACCAACTGGATCAGATTTAAAGAAAGATTTGTGAAGTAATGGTAGAGTATTTTTAAACCCGAATCCATCCATTAACCAAGCAATGTTCGGGACTTCTTTACCCATCAAAAGTCCTATAGGACCAAGCATTGCTTTCATAGCAAGTTTAGCACCACCATATATCTTCTCTCTCAATCCAAAACCGAGAGGTGGTATCCAATTAGGAGGTTCTTTAGGAAAATCTGGTATTTTTATCTTTGGTATGCCTTTATAGAATTTTGTGACTCTCTCCTTCATCCAACCAAAGATATTCTTCACTTGTCCTATAAACGCAGCAGCATCTTCTTTTAATTTTTTACCAGCTGCTTGCCATCCATCACCTTTGAACCCCATGTATAGCAAATTACCTACGTATTCACCAACCATAGTACCAATCCAACTACCAATACCTGGTAATAACCATGTTCCTAGTCCACCACCGACTGCTGCACCCGCAGTCTTGAATATCGTTGCTCCCCAAGGATCTCCTTGTAATCTTGAAAATACTGCTGTTAGTAGAGTTCCAAAAACAGGTATCCTACCAAAAGTTTTATTAAATGCCTTACCAAGAAGTTTTACATTACTTTTTCCAAGAAATTTTAAAGCACCACGACCAAAACCTCTTTTTAATCCAAACTTAGTAATATTACCTGTTTTTGCTCCCGAAGGACTTAAACCTGATGTCTTAGGTTGAACTTTAGGTTTAAATTTATCTGGTCTTTGACGTTTTAATCTCTCTACTTTTTTTAGTGCCTCTGCATGACTATCACCTTGTGCTCTAAATCCATCATATGCAGTTCTACCATTTTTTCCAAATTGTTTGGTAAGTAGATCTTTTCTATTGTTTATTCTTGTATTTTTAAGTTTAGTTTTGTTTGGAGAAGTTTTACCTTTATTATCTTTTCCTTTATTTTTACTTTCTTGAGTTCTGTCACGATAAAAATCCATTCCCAACATACTGAGAATAGCATCCATAGTTGCAAATGGATTCAATAATACAGTTAAACCCGCTAAACCAAGTACAAGTTTACCTAGTCCTGCTAATTTGTCTCCAAAAGTCTTTCCATTTACTAATTGATTAAAAGGTTTGGCTATACCATCAACTACTAATCTTTTTCCCCATTTAAGAAATGTCGAAAAGACATATTGAAAATTTTCTACAAATTCTTTTCTTTTTGCTTGTGCAACAGGATCATTAAACCATTTTTCTAGATTTTTTAACTCTGTTAATGCAAACAGTTTCATCAAGAAACCAATAATAGATGCCAAGACCTTCTGGAAACCACCTAAAAGTGTATCTTTTAATTTACTACCAAATTTACCTTTTGTGCTATTTGCATCTTTTGCCTGTTTCTCAAGATCCTTACCATCCATTAATTTTTGACTTTCTATCTCTTCTTCTCTAAGTCTATCTTGCTCTCTTTTCCTTCTTCTGCGTTCTGCTATTTCTACAAGTTTTTCGTTCTTTGCACTTGCTTTGTATATCTTTTCAAGGTTATTGACAGTTTTTGCAAGTCCAGATACTGAAACACCTAGTCTATTGGTTGCTAAAAGTGTTGTACGAGCTGCTTCATTCGAGGCAGTTACTGTCGAGGCAGCACTACCTGGATTAATGAACTTGTACATTGAAATTTTAGCCACTAGACTTAGACTGTTGATCCTTCATTCGTTGATTCTCTTCTTCGAGAAATTGTACTAACAAATTCATGTAGATCTCTTTTTCCCAAGGCAGCAAATTTTCAATATGCTCAATTTGCCACTTATGATGATGAATTAATGCAAAATTAGTTTCATAATAACCACGCAAATCAGCGTGCATCAGGGCTATGCGAAAAAACTCGCTAGTCCTTCAAGTTTTACTTCACTCTCAACTTTTGTGTTAGGATTAGTCACTTTCAGTGTATGCTGTAGTTTTGGCATACTTTCAAAGAAATCTTGCACTTTCTTAAACTGATCAGAAGTCATTTGATCTAGAAATGCATTAAGCTCTTCTTTTGGTAAGTCTTTACACTCATATACCTGTTCTGTATCTGCAATAGATTCGATACACCCAGCTGCCATTTTAAAGACTTGATCAACTCCACCTTCATTTTCTTGGAAATTCATTTCTACAAAAACATCCAAACTTGGATATTTCATGGTAAGAACAATTTCGTCAGATAATTTGATTTCCTTTTTATGTCCTTTAGTCTTGTGAATTTTAATTTGGTCTAAAGGAATAGAAACAGGAACTTGTGTTTCACCATCATCAGGGCATGTCACATTTACTTCTACAGATTCACCAACAGACTTGGTTCTAATCTGTAAGAAAACGTATTCAATATCAAAGGTTGATAAATGCTCAACATCCTTAATATCGGTGCATGCTTTAATAATGTTCTTAATAGCAGTGATTAATTCTGCTTGTTCACCAGTTTCAGTTGCAATTAATAGAATTTTCTCTTCTTTTACGAGAAAAGGTCTAAAATTCACCACTCTGTTATCAGAAGGAAGTTTAAGTTTAAACTTCGGAGTATTTAATACGGGAAGTGCCATAATAATATATTTTCAGTTGTAATTATTTAGTTGAAAACCCTAAAGGGTCATTTTTTGGGACGAATTTTTTTCGGGGTATTTTGGTAAAAAAAGTCTAAATTATATATGCGATCTACCAATAATTGTCATTATTGACAGCCCCTTTGCTAAATCCAAATCCATTTGCATCTCCTGTTGATATGTGTGCACCATGTTGATTATTACCAATATCTACGTTGTTTCTTAATGCAGGGTTCTCAACAATAAATTCCTTATTGCTACCACCATTATAAAGTGGTTTAGCATAGAATCTATATCTCTCAAAGTTAAATGATACAGTCATTGACATGACTCTTGCTTCATTATTGTTTAACTGTACTGATCCAATGTTAGTTGGATATACATTTCTTAACTCCCACATACCAGTACAACCGTAATACTTTGCTTGGTTTGCAATGTAATCTAGAGCTGATTGTTTAATTGCAGGATCACTTTTCAGGTAATTTAAAAGATTATTGTCCGCTATAGTGCTACTACTACCACCAAATATACCAGAACCATTAAGAATACCAGCTATTTTTTTCACAGTGTCATTTTTATTCAGGAAATTCTCAACTTTAGGACCACCACCTCTTTCAAATTTGTATATCCTTACTCTTGGGCAGCAATACATGTTGTAAAAGTGTGTGTATTGATTAGAATCACTGTTCATCAATGTAGTCCATCTTTCAAAGATTACTCTGGTTCTTTGAGTTTTTGGCATCTTGAATGTCATATTAATCTGACTAAATGCATTACCAGTAGCATACTTATATGCAGATCCCACATTCATGACCTGAGCTGTAGTTATCTGTTTACTGGGTAAAGTTACACTATCAACATAGTAATCTAATAATAATTTATCGTCACCACTCTCAAGTTTATCAGTAAGCATAGGAGGAGTAGCAAATTGCACTGTGTATATGTTAGTAAGAGAGAAGTCTCCTGCTTTCTTCCTACTAAAAGCCATAAACTCTTGCAATTTACTTGAAGATACATCTCCTGCACCAGGTATCCCAGTCGTCTGCGTAGCACCTACGTACTGGAAAACATCTGTTATTACTGATAATAATGATCCTAACATTATACTCCCAACTCCTTTTCTGTAATGATCATGAACTTATATCCATTATCTTGACAAACTTCTTCAGCTGCGTTCCATTTAGCTTTGTTGACAGCCCAAGTTAGAACTTCACTAACATATCTTTTAGTGATTTTCTTTTGAGTCTTAGGTTCTTTGGTTTGTTTAAATGGTTTTACCTCAACCATATACTTTTTACCTTTGATTTTGACATAGAAGTCTGGATAATACTTGTGCCTTTTACCATCAACAGGACTTACATAAGGAATAACGATCTC